GATGATGGGGATTTGGTTGGCATTGATATATCCCAAACCGACATTATTGATGGTCAAATTTATGCTGTTTACTTTGAGGGTGAAGGCATGATTAAGCAGATTTTCAAGGAAGAAGGCGGGAAACTGATTCTGCACAGCCTAAATCCTAAATACAGAGATCGTGAAGTCACGGAGCAAAATGGATTGAATTTTAAAGTTATGGGTCGCCAATTTTGGCGTGCAGGTTAAAAAAGGAGAATGGAATTGGATAACGCAAAACTACCAATCAATCAGATTATTGCTCGCATCAATGATGCTGCGAAACATGGTGAAGCTTTGGTGCTAACAGCCGAAGAAGTGAAGATTCTTTCCAAAGATATTGGCGACAAAGTCTTTATTCCTGTGCTTACTAATGAGCAGGTCGTGCAGTTGGTAAAAGAAGGAAAGCTTGGAAAACCAATGTTTCCAGAAGCTGAGTAAAGATTGTGGGCAAAAAATATATACCGCCAGAACTTCATGAATATAGGAACCTAACAAGCACTGAACAAATGGCAATTCATCAGATGCTTATTTCTTATGTTCGTGAAGAAAATTGTCGCTTTAACATCATCATGACTGGTACAGCAGAGCCCTACAATCTGGTAAAGCTAACCAGTATTAATTTTGAGAAAGAAGCATCTGCAATTTGGGTTCATTTTGAAACAATCACAGGAGAGCAAATAGCTCTACCAATTGACTATATTTCAAGAATTGAATATTCGGGACAACAAGAAATTTAAACTGTGAACCCGACACAGTCTTTACAACGGTTCGGGAGGGGGAAATATGCAAGTTACTGAAACTCTAGACGCAAATGAAGTAATAGTGGAAACGGAATTTACAGTTTATTATTCTACTAAAAATATTGTGCCTATTCCTAAAATTATTGATGCCTTAAAATCAATTGAGAGCATACTAAATAAGACTCCTAAATTTGTAGAAGCGGCTTACCCTGGTATCAAGGTTTATGACTCACAAGTATTTATCAATCACTTAGAAAGTGGTAGTTTAGATATTAAGGTTGTTCTTCGTCAGGTATTGGGTGATGCAAAATACGAACGTGGTGAAAAGTTAATAGATGATGCCAAGCAGCTTATTAAAGATGTGGTTTCGGATAGCAAAACTATGAATAATATTGTTATTTTTAGTATGGGCGCCATTGTAGCAACAGGTTTTAATTATGCAATTGCTACCAAAAATACTTCGCAACCTACACCAGCGCCTGTAACAATTGTTAATAACGGTATTATGAATGGCTCTGGAACAATGATTTTATCTCCTGAAGAAACGCAAAAGGTTCTGGAAAAGTTGCCCCAAAAACAAGTTGCAAAGGATGCTGTTAATTTTGCTAAGCCAACAAAAGATGATCCTAACTCTAGTATTGAGCTTCAAGATGATAGCCACATAAAACAAGTTTCATTTGATTCAAAATATGTTAGTCAAGTACCAGAGCACTACGAGCCACCAGAACAAGAGCAAAAAGAAGAACTATTAAAAAATCAAGATGTATACATCTATGCTAGCGACAGGGATAAAACCAACTCAGGATGGGCAGGAATAGTGCCAGATCTCTTTGAATCCCGTGTTAACTTTGATTTAGCAGACTCAATTAATCCTGATAAATTACATGGAAAAAGAAAAATTAAAGCTAATATTATTGTGCATAGTAAATTTAATAAAACAAAACGTAGTTATATTCCTTCCAAAGTTACAATTTTAGAAATTGTATGATCTAAATTAGATACACCTCAACCCACCCCGTGTGGGTTTTCTTTTGTCTATTAAAGCATGAATTCAGAATATTGAACATTTTTAATTAATTTATTGAACAAAGTATTGACATTAACGTTCAATTAGTTGAACATAACTCTACCGAATATTAAAAAGCCCTGAACAATCTTGGCGGATGCAGGGCTACTCAATGAGTGAGAAGATTATGAATCAAAGAATTGAAAAGTACAAGCTAAGCCAAGCCTTTAGGGATGGCTCGAAAGCTTTCATAGCTTTCTGGATTATCACCTTCATTGCATTTGCATTCTTAAAAGGCTGTGCCGACGAGCAACACGTCAACGAACTCAAAGCAAAACAGAACATGTATGTCCGCGTTCAGGTTGAGGGGGTGAAGTGATGTCACATTTCAAACCTGGTCAATTAGCTGTTCTCGCAAATGATGATCAAAAATCAAATATTGGGAAAGTTGTTTCTTTAGTTAGATGGCATGAATCAAAACAAGACACATCAGGCAACACACACCATGACGTATGGGATGTTGATTGCAATGATGGCTTAGAAACCTCTACAGGCAACTACTCATATACAAATGTTTTTGTTTATGCAAAGGACTTGCAGCCTTTAGCTAAGGAGCCCTCTCATGGATAACTACAAAATCAAAGTTTGTCGTAATAGAGGTGTAGTCAAAACAAGGTTTGTTGAGGGCTTTGGCAAAAATTACATCGTTTCAAACTTGGGACAAGTATTTTCAGTCGCTCGTTCAGGAAACTGGAAGCTTAAGCAGTTAAAACCAAATGTTAATCACAAAGGATATAGCCGAGTAACTTTGAAGAATGGCGGGGAATGTAAAACACTAAGCTTACATAGAGTTGTTGCTCATGCATTCATTGAAAACCATTTAGGTAAAACTCAGGTAAATCATATAAACGGAATTAAATCCGACAATGACGTAGCAAATCTCGAATGGTGTACACCAAAGGAAAACATTCATCACGCCTTAAAGACCGGTTTAACAAAGGTTTCCTCTGGCGAGAAAAAGTCTCAATTAACTAATGAGGATGTCTTGCAGATAGTTTCTAGATATCACAATGGCGAAATGTTGAGAGAGATTTCTAAAGACTACCCCGTTTCTGAACAAACACTAAGTTCAATTGTTAATGGAAAGAGTTGGTCAAGCGTCACTGGCATCCAACACTCATATATCGGCAAGGGAGTTAAAAGATGTCAAATGAATTAAAAGACCCAGCATTGATTAGCAGTGCTGAGGCAAAGCTTGCGTGGGCTAATGGAGTTGATATTCAAATCAAGAATGTAAATTGTGTCAACTGGTATGACTTAGATGAGAGCAAATACAATCTTGATATTTTTGATAATGTTCGTGTTGATTTCCGCCTCAAACCCCAAACCATCAAGATTGAACTTGAAATCCCTGCTCCATTCCAACCAAAAGAAGGAGAACAGTGCTGTTATATCAGCGATGAGTCAATAGATGGCTATCACACTGTTAGTTACAACAGTGAGAAATACAGTGGAATGCACTTCGGACTATATCGCCCCTCTGATATTGAAAAAGTAGTTGCTTTATTCCGTAGTGCTTTTGGGGGTGCATCATGATCATAGCCCTTTTAGATATCGTGCTGTTTAACATCATCTTGGCGGTTCACTGGGGGATTATCTAATGAATATGTTAGCCCTTAAACCCGAGCTACTATGCCCTTCTTTCCCTTACTTAGATATGTCTACAGACATTCAAGTTGAAGGTGAAAAGGTTTATTTCGATCTAACTTACGGCTGCAATGTTCTTAACTGCCAAATCAAAGCTGAAACGACTTACGACACTCGTGAAGTAACTGATCAATTCAGTGGCTGTGCCCGTGATCAAGATTATGAAGTGCTTGTGGTGGACACAAAAACTCATGCTGTAGTGACTGATAAAGACGGCATTGAGTCACCTATAGGCTTACGTTTCAAGCTTACAGACGCACAAGTACACAGCTTAAACGAGCAGCTTAAATACTACGCCGAAGAATTGGCAGATGAAGAAGCGGGAGTGGTGTGATGGGAACTAGACACTTAATTTGTGTACAGCACAACAATGAATACAAAGTTGCAAAATACGGTCAATGGGATGGTTATCCAAGTGGTCAAGGTGTTGGAATATTGGAATTCCTAAAGGGAGGATTTAACAAAGCTCTTTTTATTCAAAAGCTGGGCAACATCTTTGAACCTACAGATGAGCAAGTTAAAGCTTGGTACAGAGAAGCTGGCAATACTCGTGATGATGGTTATGTCGACTTTGAAGTATCTAAACGTTTTTCTAGCTAAATATCCTTCTCTTTCACGTGATGCTGGGTCAGACATTTTGGGAATTATCCAAAATTCTGAATCACCTATTCCAATGCGCAAATATCTTGAATTTGCTGCTGAATCGCTATTTTGCGAATGGGCTTATGTAATTGACCTGGATAAAAACACTTTTGAAGTTTTTCAGGGCTTCAATAAAACCCCATTAGATAGTAGCGAAAGGTTTGCATCTGTTACTTCACCAGATAGCGACGAAGGCTACTACCAAGTGAAATTCTTAGAGTCATTTGATTTAGATAATTTGCCATCTGAAGAAGACTTTATTGCTCAGTTAGAACGCGAAGAGGATTAGGAGAAGATTATGAATGCGCCAGTTTTGGTACATAACATGTCGAATGCAGCGTATCACGCTCATTCGGCTGTTAGTAGCTCTCAGCTTAAAACCATTCTGCGCTCTCCTGCACACTTCTTTGCTGAGCACATGAGTGGTAAGGAACACAAGCAGACTACTGCAATGGCGCTTGGTACTGCGGTTCATGTTCTATTTCTTGAACCAGAAGTTTTTAACGATGAAGTTGCAATCGAGCCAATCGTTAATAAGCGAACAAATGTAGGTAAAGAAGCAATAGCAAAGTTCTTACAGGACAATGCAAGCAAGACAATCATTACCGAAGAACAGTACCAGGCAGCTGCTAAAGCTGCAGAAGCAATGAAACGCCACCCTATGTACAACATGATTTTATCAGGTGGTATTCGTGAAGCTTCGATCTTTTTTGATGATGAAGAAACAGGTCTTGAATGTCGTATTCGCCCTGATTGGCATGTAGCACCTGAAACAAGTGAATATTTCCCTAACGGGTTAATTGTAGACATCAAAAAGACAACGGATGCGCGTGCGAATGCATTTTCAAGAAGTTGCCAAAACTATGACTACTCACTTTCAGCAGCTATGTATATCAATGGATACAAGGCTTATTACGGTGAAAATTACAACCCTTCTTTCCTATTTTTTGCAGTAGAAGAAGACGATCCGCATGAGTCAATCATCTATTACGCATCAGATGAAATGCTGTTTATTGGTGAGCAGAAACGCCGATCTGCAATGCTGACTCTACTTCAATGCAAAGAGTCAAATGAGTGGCAAGGCTACACAAAACAGATTCAACCAATTGATTTGCCTTTATGGGCTAAGAAAGAATTTCTAGGAGAATAACAATGAATATGCTTGCAACATTAAATCAAGGCATTGTTCCTCAAGCTGAAACAGCAGCAAACGTACTTGCAGCACAAGCAAAGGCTCAAGTTGAAGCGCGTTATATGATGGCTATGCATCGCCCTAGAAATTGGGATGCTGTGCGCCAAGACCTTTTAAAAGAATGCCGTCGCCCTTCATTTGCTGACAATACATCTACCTACTACAAAAAGCCCGTAGGTGGTCGATCTGTAACAGGTTTAGGAATACGTTTTGTTGAGGTCGCAATTCGCTGTATGACAAATATTCTTGTTGAAACAACAATGATATTTGAAGATGAACATAAGGAGATTCATCGCGTCTCAGTAACTGATCTTGAGTCAAATACAACATACCCACAAGACATAAAAATCAATAAAACAGTGGAACGCAAGGCAATTGCGGGTCGTGATGTTGTTAGTGAGCGCCTCAATAGTGAGGGTCAAAAAGTATATGAGGTTGTTGCCACTGAAGATGAAATGCTTAATAAGCGAAATGCGGCAATTTCAAAAGCTATTCGTAATGCTGGACTTCGTATCATTCCAGGTGATCTACAGGATGAAGCTGAGCATTTAATTCTACAAACACGTCAAAGCGGAATCAAAGAAGATCCTGAAAAATACCGAAAACAGATTGTTGACTCATTTAGCAATATTGGAGTTAAGGCGCAAAATCTTGTTGATTATATCGGATGCCCTCTTGATCAATGCTCCCCTGCTCAAATTGATGATCTTCGTGCTGTATTTGGTGCAATCAAAAATGGTGAAACCACATGGCAAACCGTTATGGCTGAGAAAAACGAGCAAGAATTGTCAGAAGGTAAAAAAGCTCCTTCAAATGACATCAATGCAGTAAATCAAGCAATTCAGCAACAAGGGTAAGGTGGCAGCATGAAACAAATCGAATTAAACACAATTAGCGGTACTTCTGACCAGATCGCAGAAGAGATTTTTAAGAAAATTATTGGGCCTATGGTTGATGAAATGAATAGCCAAGATAAAGACTCAGCAAAGGTTTTCACATTCTCAGTAATGTGGCTTGGTATGGCTTTATATGCAGCTCAATTTGAACCGCACAATGCTAAAAAAACAATTCAATTCAGTGTTGATCAGTTCATGGCAACGTTTGACAAATTCAGCAAAAGACCGAGCTAAGGAGCAGCAGCATGACAGATTTGAATAAGGAAAGAGAGCTTTTTCTAAAATTTCATTATGAACAATACTTAAGAGAAAACCCTGAAGTTAAAAAGGAAAATGCTAAATATATTTATGATTATGCACATAAAAATATGTTAGTTGACCAATTAAGAGAAAGTCATTTTGTCGTTTGGTTGGCAGCCAAAGCTCAGGCGGTGCCAGAGAAAAAGATTTACTTAACCTGTGAGCAATTATATGCAGCAGCAAACTTTGGTGCACCAAACAAAGATCCAGAACTTTTAGAAACTGAATTAACAATTGCTTGGTTTGATGAAGCTCATAGCGGCAGTGGTTACTACGTTTATATAAGTGAGTATCCAGAAGAAGGTGCAATGAAGCTGGAAAGCGAATCGGGAGCTGAGGGATGAGTGATTTTACTTCTATCAAAGTTCGGTTAAAGCTCTCTATTGGCTTCGTTATTGGAAATCAAGAAGAGGATGTATTGCTAAGTGACTACATTTCAGAAGATGAATGGAATGTATTAGGTTTCTTTGAAAAGCAAGAATTTGTTGAAAAGGAAATCTTAAATGAATGGGCAAATGAATATATAGAGAAATGTGCTGAGGTGTTGGAATGACAAATAAAGAACAAATCCAAAAGAACCTAGAAACCTTAATTGCTGCTGAGTTAATGCGATTTACTCAAGAGACAGGTGAAGTAGTATATGAGCTTTATGTCTTCCCTGCAGAAGATAAAAATGATGGCACTGTCTATTACGACATATCAGCGGAGTTTCTAGAAAAAGCGGAAAGTAAGGAGGGGTGAAATGTTATTGAATACTGATGAAGTTGAACTAATCAAAACATGTGATGAAGGCCCTGAACAATATATTGCAGTTTTTCAAGGTCAACAGATTGGATATCTCCGCTTAAGACATGGTGAATTTAGAGTTGATTATCCTGATTGTGGTGATGAGACAATTTACTATTCACAAGAAATGCTTGGTGATGGGAAGTTTGAAGATAGTGAACGTGAGCACTTCTTATTGAAAGCTAAAGAGGCAATCGTTAAGAAGTTTAATGGCGCAGAGGTGTGAAATGACAGCAATTGCGAATATAGGTAGTAACTTTGTAGTAGCGTTACCACCTTCAGATATTTGGCTAAATGATTCTCAAGCTGCTGAGTTCTTGGGATATCGAGACGTACACTTTAAAGCAGCAGTTTGCTGCCTACCAACCTTCCCTAAGCCGCGCTATGTTATTAAGTGCGGTCAAGGAAGACGATGGAACTTGGCAGAGTTGTCAAACTGGTTGAATGAACAATCAGATGATGAGCCAAAGAAAGGAAGACCACGCAAACGGGGCTAATCTAGCCTCGTTGCAATTTCACTTGCAGTAGCATTGTAATAGACCATCAGACTTCTTAAGTCTTTATGTCCAATCATGCGGGCCAAGTCTAAAACTTCTAATTTCCTTGCAAGGCGCGTACATGCTTCATGTCGTGTGTCATGGAAATGCAAATCAGTGATTTGACATCTATCTCTTAATTTACGCCAAAGCGTATCAAAGCTTTGGGAATTACAAGTAAAGACCTGCTTTTTATCAAGACCTTTTAATAAAGTAAGCAACTCAACTGCACGCTTAGATAGTGGTACATTTCGTTTAGTTCCATTCTTTGTTTCAGTTAAAACTAAATATCTATCTTTTAAATAAACACGATCCCAAGTCAAGCCAACAATCTCACCAGCGCGCATAGCCGTCTCAATCGCAAAGAGAAAGGCAATAATAATTTGCTGAGTTGAATTCACAGGAACATTGTTATCCCAATTTGCTGCAAGACATAATCTATCAATTTCATCCTGAGCAATTCGTCTATCCCGGTGCTTTGATGGTGGTGGTAAAGTCAAGTCGGCCATTGGAGACTCTTTAATCCACTTCCATTCTTTTCGGGCAACAGTAAATAAAGAAGCTAAAATATTTGCTTCACGTCTGACAGTAGCACCCTGCACTTCCTTTAAACGAGAATCACGCCATTGCACTAAATCGTCAGTTGTGACTTTGGCCAATTGTTTTTGACATAGCTTTTTATACTCACGCTTGAAGAAAGCCATTCGCTTGACTTCATTCTCATGAGTTTTCTTTTTAACACTCACTTCACTTAAGTAGCGTTCAATAGCTTCTAAAAAAGAGTGATCTGGTAATTTGCCATGCGATTGTTCGCGTAACTGAGTCTCGCGTTTAGATGCCCAAGCCCTAGCTTGAGCTTTTGTATCAAAGGTTGAACTTTCGCGAATTCCGTTTACACTTATCTCGGCTCGCCAGGTATTGTTGCGTTGTCTAAATGAAGCCATAATTTTTGTGGCGTAATCTTGGCGTAATTGTGATAACCGAAATAATAGGAAAAAATAAGAAATAATAGAAGTACAGATTATTGACCAATTTGGCAT